CAATTACCTTATGTTGGACGGGAAACCTCTCCCTCCAATTCCATTGGAAGTGTTTTCAACAACGAACAGTAGTGGTCCTGGTCGCAACTGGGTAAAGAAGCGATTTATTGATGTTGTGGAACCGGGAACCATCGCTCGTAAAGAAATTAGGTATTACGATGAATTTGCACAAAAAGATGTGGTAGTTGAACGAACGCAAGTTGCCATCTTTGGATCGTTTTATGAAAATCCGTATCTTGATCCGATTTATAAAGCAGGTTTAATTCAATCTTGCGAGGCAGATCCAAACAAATATGCATCTTGGATCGAAGGCCGATGGGATGTGTCTGAAGGCGGCGCGATTGACGACCTTTGGAAGTCAGACATTCATGTAATTTCGCGACGACCTATTCCCGCAGGGTGGAAGCTGGATAGATCCTTTGACTGGGGATCAACTCATCCCTTCGCTTGCATCTGGTGGGCAGAGGCAAATGGCGAAATGATGCAGTGGTGGGATGGCAAGACGTTCCGTGAGTGGACTCCAGCCAGAGGATCGTTAATTGCAATTCAGGAGTATTACGGATCGGGGATTAAGCCAAACACAGGACTCAAGATGTCGGCCAAAGACATTGCTTTAGGGATCGTGGAGCGAGAAAAGGCATTGCAGTCTGAAAAATGGATTCACCAGCGAATCCAATCCGGTCCTGCGGACAATCAAATTCGTGATGTTCGTGAAAGCGACGTTGAAACAATTGAACAAAAAATGGCAAAAGAAGGGGTCATCTGGACAAAATCTGATAAATCAGCAGGTTCTCGAAAAAATGGTTTACAATTAATGCGGGATCGGTTACAAGCCTCGTCCTTACGAGAAGGGCCAGCAATTTATTTTATGAACAATTGTACAAGTTGCATTGAAACCCTTCCTATCCTTCCAAGAGATCCAGATAATCTGGATGATGTTGATACGGACTCTGAAGATCACTTATGGGATGCCGTTCGTTATCGAGTGTTGAGCGGCAACAATCAATACGTTACTAAACTGCAATCACGTTGGAATCGTTAATTATGCCTAATGTTCAATATCAACGACTTGAATTAGCGGACATGCTTGCGATTTACGAATTCATTCGTGACATCATGGCTGGTCAGCATTGTATGCAAGAGGCTGGTACAAAGTATTTGCCCAAGATCAATCCAACTGATGCATCAGCAGAAAACACAGCCAGGAACGCGGCTTATCTCGAACGAGCCATTTTCTACAACTTTACAACAAGAACGGTTCGCGGACTTGTTGGTGCAATTTTTCTTCGTGAACCGGTAATCGAACTTCCTGAATTGCTTCAACCATTGTTACTCGATGCTGACGGTAACGGACTCACACTAACCCAACTTTGCAAACTTGCTTGTGGGCATGTCTTACCTTACGGTCGCGGAGGATTGTTGACTGATTATCCAGATCGGGGTGGACAGACGACAACACTTGCCGAAATCAAAAGCGGTCAAGTTCATCCAACAATTACCTTTTATTCTCCTTGGGACATTATCAATTGGCGTAGTTCCGACGATGAAAGTGCGCCGTCAAATTTAAATCTGGTTGTTCTTCGTGAAAGCTATGATAACGACGTAGATGGATTTGAGACTCGTTCCTATTCGCAATATCGTGAGATTCGAATTGTTGATGGTAAAGTGCGAGTTACAATCTGGCGACCGGAGTCAATTGATCCCAATGGTCGAGCAACCAAACAATATGGAATCTACCAAGAGTATTTTATTCTTGGTGGTAATGGCGAACCGTTAACGGAAATTCCATTTATGTTTCTTGGATCGGAAAACAACGATCCTAAGATTGATTACCCTCCTATTTATGATCTTGCAGTTGTTAATCTTGGTCATTGGAGGAACAGTGCTGACTACGAGGAATCGTGTTTCATGGTCGGCCAACCGACTCCAGTTGCGATTGGATTGACCGAGGATTGGGTAGACAACTATCTAAATCGCAGGTTGGATCTGGGTTCTCGCGCGGTGATTCCATTACCTGTTGGTGCAGATGCCAAGTTGCTTGAAGCGTCACCAAACACATTGGCGTTTGAAGCGATGAAGCATAAGGAAGAACAAGCGCGGAAACTTGGCGCGAAGTTGATTGAAGAACGGAAAGTTGAAAAGACCGCGACCGAAGCAGAGATTGATTCAGGAAGTGAAAACTCGGTTCTGATGGATGTTGTGGTCAATGTTCAAAAAGGATTTGTGACCTGCCTCCAGTGGGCAGCAAACTTTGTTGGTGCAAATTCTGACGAGATCATATTCAAACTGAATGATAATTTTGATCTAACTGGATTGACTGCTGAGGAAGTTCGGTGGTTGATCGAGTTGGTTCAATCTGAAACTCCATTACTGGTCATGGAAGAAGCACGAGTTGTGTTGCGTCGAAGCGGTTTGGCAACTTTACCGTTTGATGAATTCATTACTCAAGTTCAAGCTGATAAACCAATTAAAGATGCACTTGTGCCGGAACATTTAAAACCAAAAGCACCGGCAGAAACTAAACCCACGAATGAAAGATAAAGACGATGCCTGTTTCCCCGAAGCTGACGAACGAAGAATTTGCAACACTTCCCGATAACGTCAAAGGTGCTTACCGTGTTTCAAACGCGGGAGGTTACGAACTGGATATTCCGGTTGGTCATTTCATTGACGACCAAGACCCCGCAGCACTCTTGAATGCCAAGAACTATGTCAACGAAGAAAACAAATCTTTGAAGGCAAAGTTGGCGGCGATTGAAGATGAAAAGGCTAAAGCGATTGCCGAGGCAGAAGCGGCAAAGGCTAAAAAGAGTGGTGATTTTGATGCTTACCGGCAACAGGTAGATGCCCAATTGGAAAAAATTCGGCAGGATCACGAAGCTGAATTGCGGCAACGGGATGAATCCATTCTCCAGAACACGTTGCTCTCAACAGCAACTCAAATCGCATCGGAATTATCCGGCGATAAAGCTCATTTCATGGCACCCATCGTTCGTGACCGGTTGATTGCGACAATGGAAAATGGCATCCCAAAAATACAAGTCAAAGATACTTTAGGGAATGTTGCGTTGGGTGGAACCGTTGATAGTTTGAAAAAAGAATTGTTGACAGACCCACGAAACGCACCCATAATTGTGCAATCAAAAGCCTCTGGCAGTGGTACTCCAGGTTCCCATCCTTCGTCGGTGACAACGGAAGGGAAAAAGTATTCTGACTTTAATCCTGCCGAACTGAGCGAACTGCGCAAAAGTGACGAGGCTACTTATCAGAAACTTGTGGCTGAACGTGATGCGGAGAAGCGCCGAGTAGGGGCAATGCCTCTGGGTGCTAAACCAATTTAAAATTCAAGTTTTCTATCTGGTAAGGATATCCATTATGGCATCTGTTCTTTTGAGTGATATTGTCGATATCACTGTCTATCGTGATCTCGAACCGGAAATTCATCCTGAGATCACTGCGTTTTGGGAATCCGGCGTAGTTGTCGGTGGTGATTATTTCAATCAACTGGCTGCCGCAGATGGTCGAACCGCAGAAATGATTTTTTGGCGGGATCTTGATCCTGCTGTTGAACCAAATTATAGCGACGATTCTGACGACCGAGCGACCCCAGGAAAAACCCGACAAGACGATGCGACGGCGAAAAAAGCGCATCTCAACAAAGGTTATTCTTCGAAGGATCTTTCTCGTGAATTGCAAACCGGCGTTGATGCCATGCAATTTATTCGCAACCGATTCAGCGCGTATTGGACTCGGAACTGGCAACGACGAATCATCAATTGCACAATTGGTTTGTTCAATGCGAACGTCGCTGGAAACTTCGATGCCAATGCAGCGGTTGCCGGTGTCGCCGGAGATATGGTCTTGGATATTTCCATTGAAGATGGAGATAACGCGCTTGCCGCGAACTTGTTCAGTCGGACAGCGTTCACGCAAGCCGCATTCACGATGGGTGATCACGTTGACATGATCCGCGCGATCCTGGTTCACAGCGTTGTTTACCAGCGAATGGTTGATTCAGACGACATTGATTTCATTCGCGATTCGCAAGGCACCATGTTGATTCCGACATATCTTGGCAAACGAGTTATCATTGATGACTCATGCCCAAAGATTGCAGGAAGTACAAGTGGTTTTCGTTACATTTCCGTAATGTACGGCGAAGCGATGTTTGGTTATGGCGAAGCTGATCCGACCGTACCGGTTGAGGTTTGGCGAGATCCACAAACCGGTCAAGGTGGTGGTGAAGAACAAATCTGGGAACGAAAGACTTGGTTGATTCATCCTTTGGGATGGACGAACGAAAACGCTGTTGCGACTGCCAATGCAGGATCGCAAAGTCTGGCCGATTTGCAGGACGAATCCAACTGGACTCGTACCCACAGTCGCAAGAACGTCCCCATCGCATTCCTGGTGACCAACGGTTAAGTCAATTTTTTGATTGGCTTATTTCCCATCCCGTAATTTATTTCGGATCTTTTTGATGAGCGACGAAAACAAACCTGTCACTGGTTTCCCTCCAGTGGAGGAAGCATCGGAACCTGCGGTAGTTCAAGGGGAACCTCATGTTGGGACTGATTTGTTCCCGAAAGAGGCAACCAAAGGCAAGGTTATTCGAGTAGACCCTAATGCTGATAACGACTTCAATGCCGTTCAAGCGTCAAGGGAAAAACGATTCTTGAAAGAGAATGCCCTTCGCGGCGACATTGATGCGCAAATTGCGATACACATGGCGAATTTCAGACCGATGAAATAAGCGGTTTGTTTTTAATATTTCCTTCGGGGAAATCCTTGCTGCGTGACGGACTAGCAGGAAGCTCGCAGCAAGGTCATTTTATTCAGGTTTTGAAATGGCAATTACGTTAACCGTCGAAGATGGATCTATTGTAGCAAGTGCAAATTGCTACATTGATGAAACGTATCTCGCCACGTATGCGGAAGATCGAGGCTTAACGATTAACGCTGACGCGGAAATTCAAAAGGCTCAGATTATCAAGGCAACGGATTATCTCGAAGCATTCCGCAAACGCTATCAGGGGGAAAAGACTGACCCTCTCAATCAAGAATTGCAATGGCCGCGAACCGATGTCGTTTTTGATTCAACCGTTGTTCTTGGCGATGATGTTATTCCCGAAGTTCTGAAAAAGGCGCAAGCCCAGCTTGTAATTGAGCAAGAAGCTGGAGTTAAACTTTTCCCCGATGCAATTGACGAAACAACGATAACCGGGCCAATCAAAAAACGTGCAGTCGGCCCATTGGTTCGAGAGTTTCACAATCCGTTAAAAGAAAACATTGTCACAAAAATCAATCCGCAGAAACCGGTTCCAATTGCGAGCGTGATGTCTCTCCTTGAACCATTGTTCAAACAGGGATCTTTTTTGAGTGCAATGCGGGTATGACGATTTACGATGAATTTTTAGCCGATGCCATTGAGGAGATTGACTACTGGACCCCTGACGGTCCAAATGCGATTTGGGTGAAGAAAGGTACTCCAACCGTTCCTGACGTAAATAAGCCTTGGGATATTCTTCCTCCAGTCGAAGTTGAACACGATGTGAGGATAGTCTTTTTACCCGATGATCTGGAAGATCGACAACTTTATAAATATTTAAGAAAGACTGAAGTTGCGCAAGGTCAAGTTAACGGATGGATGTACCATTATGATGCGTTCGATCCTTTGCTCAACGATGTTGTTCGAAGACCAAAAGAACATGATCCTGGGAACTATGACGAGTTAATTGTTCGAGCGATTGATCCACTCCGGCCAGACAACCAAACAATAATTTATTTCATGGAATTTGGCAGATAATGCCTACGACCTATCCAGAAGCAGTCGATGCGATCTTCACGGCATTTAATGTCGCTTGGAAGGCCAACACGACGGCAATCTGTGGGTACATTCCTGAGATAAGATGGCAGAATATTGAGAGTCCTGATGCGCCGCCAACCAACAAGCATTGGGTAAGACTTACTATTGAAACTGTTGATGAGGCTCAAAGTAGTTTGCGGGGAGAAGACAAAGACCTGGGATTTGGTAAAAGATATGAATCCAATGGTTTGGTTTTTGTTCAATTATTTTTTTCAAAGGCCACATTAAAATCGGGCGATGACCGCGAACTTGCGGAAGTTGCAAGGAAAGCATTCATTCAGCCCGTAGCTGATGGTGCCGTTTGGTTTCGCAACTCAATGAAAAACGAGTTGACACCAGAAGAAGACTGGTTCAGGACTAATGTAACTGCCAGATGGACATACGACGAAATCATTACTAATTAGAAGGATTTATCATGTCGAACGAAGGAAACAAGATTGATTCCAATCTTACTGGTTTGGCTTACGCCGAGGAAGTTACATTGGGAGTGTTGCCAAGTGGTTCTGCCGCAGGATCACCTGTATTGGGAGCGTTTACTGCTGCTACCACCACATCTTCTGTTGATGCAATCAGTTTTGCTTGGGACGATGTTACCAAGCAACTGACAATCACGGCCAACATGCTTACCGGTCAACAGACCTGTTATTGCCGGGTTGATTCGGACTTGAACGGAACTGATGTTGGTATTTACATCAACAGTTATGCTGACACGGAAGCGTTGGAATCAAGCGATACTGCCGGTGCAATTGCCGTTTGGGATTCTTCTCCTATTGCATTACCCACAGACGCGGAAATCGTTGTTGTGCTTGCCCTTCCTAATGCAATTGAAGGTGAAGTATTTACGATCAATTTCGATAACCTGACTGGTTTTGCTGATGCTGATTTGCGAACCTTTGAACTGGGCGCGTTGGGAACGGGTGTCGCAATTTGGCGAGAACTGGAACCAAACAGTTACGGCGATTTCGGTGGTGAGATCACCAACGTCGCACGTAATCCGATCTCGAAAGATCGTCAACGTCGCAAAGGCGTAACGACCGATCTTGATGCCAATGGTGGATTTAATCAGGACATCACACAAAATGGATTGACGCGGTTGATGCAAGGTTTTTTCTTTGCTGCCGCCCGTGAGAAAGTCTCGACCAATCCGTTGCGAGGAACAGGACCGGCAACCATCGTTCCTGTGATTGCAAGCATTACCAATGTTGGAGTGGTGACTGTTGGCTCAAGTCAAGGTACCGAATTTAAACCGGGGGACTTGGTTTACCTTTCTGGGTTTGCCAATGCCGGTAATAACGGGTTGGCTGTTGTCTCGGCAGTGGCATCAACAACTGTCACTTTGGTGGACAAAGGAACTTTTGTTGCCGAAACGATTGCCGCAAACATGGAAGTTTGTGGGTTTCGTCAAACCGTAGCAAAAGGCGATTTAACAGTTGTTGGCAACAAAATTTTGTTGACCAACGATACAGATGATTACACAACACTGAATTTGAATGTTGGTGAATGGATTTTCATCGGAGGCGATGCCGCTAATACGGCTTTTGCAAATAATTACGGGTATGCCAGGATTGAAACAATCACGGCAACTGTGTTGACTTTGGTCAATCCAACTTGGGCAAATCCTGTCGATGAGTTATCAACAGGGGATACGATTGAACTTTACTTCGGTGCGTTTATGCGTAACGAAGAAGACGCAGATTTGATTGTTTGTCAATCGTACCAACTTGAACGATCTCTCGGCAAAGCTGAAGGCGGAACACAAGCTGAATACCTTGTTGGTTCAATTGCCAATGGTTACACGCTCAACATTCCGACCGCAGACAAGTTGAATGCGGACTTGGAATTCATTGCTTTGAAAAATGAAACACGGCCAGGAAGTCTTGGACTCAAAGCCGGAACTCGTGTTTCTCCGACCGTCGAAGATGGATTCAACACTTCTTCGGACATTTACACGGCGAGAATGTATTTCCACGACGAAAACGATGTGACTCCTGAACCATTGTTCAGTTACATTCAGGAATTGACATTATCAATCACCAACAATGCTTCGCCCACGAAAGCGATTGGTGTTCTTGGTGGATTTGATGTCAATGTCGGCACGTTTGAAATCGGTGGTGAAGTCACTGCGTACTTCCAAAACGTCGATGCGATTGAAGCGGTCAAGTCCAATGACGACATTGGGATTTACATCATTGCCGCGCGTGAAAATGTTGGTTTCATTTATGATATTCCTTTGCTCTCGATGGGTGGAGGAAGGTTGAATGTTGAACAAGATCAACCAATTATGATCCCGGTTGAAAACATGGGGGCCAAGTGCGTCAATGGTTACACGTTGTCCGCAAGTTATTTCCCATACTTGCCTGACTTGGCAATGCCGACTTTGTAATAAATTAATTTCCCCGAAGTGAAATTTTTCCCGATAGGATGAAACATGAGTCTGAAGAAACAATTTGGTACGAATCAGGATAAGGAAAAAGAAGGAGTTTGGGTTGAGGTCGGAATCGAAGAAGTAAACGAGAAACCTATTCGATTCAAGATCGCGAGACTGACTCAGCGAAACAAAGAGTATCAAAAAACTGTGACCAAGCATGGCCGCAAGTATCAGAATGTGAACAACATTCCTGCTGACGTTGCTTTGGCAATTTCACAGAAAGCGTTTGTTGATTGCATTCTGCTTAATTGGGAAAATGTACTGGAGTATCGGACAGAGCAATTGAGTTCTGGGTTTCCTTCACCGAACGGCGAAATGTTAATGCCTTATAACAAGGCCAACGCGACGTTTTTGATGAAGGATCTTCCTGACCTGTATTTGTTGCTGTCGAACCTTGCGGCCTCGCCTGAAACATTCATGGACGAAGATGAAGAAGCAGATTTGAAACCAGACATTGGCACACTTGAGGAACCGGAAAAAAACTGACGCGCGTCCTACTTTGGCAACTCGAAGTAGGAGACACAGCGGAGTTCATTATTAAACAGGCGCAGCGGACAGGGCATCCAGTACCTGAGAGATTGCAGAATCGCCCACAGGTTAATCCTGCTTTACAATTTTTCTACGACGCATTTTTTGAACTGACATTTGACCGGCAACTGGGAATGGGTGTCGGCCCAATTCCATTGACTGCCATGTTTGCCTACAGCGAACATTATGATTTAGGGAACGAACTGGAAGATGACCTGATTCACTTTGTTCGACAGATGGATATCGAGTACCTCAAGTTCTCGGAAAGGAAGTCGAAAATTGGCAAGGGATCTACGAAGTCTCGCCGGTCGAATGCGAAAACTTAACCGCCGATTGGAATTCACGGCAGGCAAGATTACTCGCGAAGCGGCATCCATTGTTGTGGATGTACTGGTTGATCGTACTCCCATCGACACCACCAAAGCTGTCTCCAATTGGCAGGTTGGTATCAACCGTCCTGTGCGAACAATCATCCCTCCTCATTTCCCAGGTAAACTCAAATCTACTGAATACGCGAGTACCAGGGAAACAAAGAATCTGGCTGAGGAGAAGATAAAAGAATATGTGAAGCATGGAGTAATTTATGTTTCCAACCATGTGCCGTATATTCAAGGGTTGAACAACGGCACCATCTCGGCGCAAGCCAGTGGGTTCGTTGAAGCAGCAGTTGTTTCTGCTCAACTTCGTTTACAGAATTTGAAGATTAACGTATCTGGATTGGTGGCACCTTAATGGCAACTATTGGTATTGACATTGCGATGCGGGATCGAATTCAGAAAAGCATTCAGACACAGATTGATGCCATCGGTCGTTCTGCTTTAGCGTCAGATCGCCACGTTAAAAGTTTACAGGTCAGTGTCAATTCATTAGGAGTGGCAACTGTCACTGGTAGACTTGCCCCAGGTCTTGTCCGAACTGGTCAAGCTGCTGATAGAGCAAGTCGGTCTGTTAAAACTTATGCCGCAAGCGCCAGAACCGCAGCAGTCGCCAATCGAAATTTATACAACTCGACGTTGGAGACGTTTCGTGGGCTGCGAACTATTGCTTCCATTGCTGCTGTTATCGGAGCGGGTCGCGGGTTTGTGGGCGCGTTGGACACATACCAGCAACTCGAAAACAGATTGAAGTCCATTACGGACGGTCACGAACAGCTTGGCGCAGTAATGCGGAAGTTGTTTAATATCGCCAATGAAACACGAACCCCCGTTCTTGGTCTTGCAACAGCGTATCAGAGATATGACAAAGCGTTGTCTCGCGCAGGTGCGAGTCAGCAAGAGGTTCTCGATTTTACAACGACGATTGCCAAGGCTTTAAAAATTGCTGGGGCGACTGCGACTGAAACAGAATCAGTCATGCTTCAACTTGGACAAGCCTTAACCAAAGGAAACCTTGACGGGGAGGAACTGCGCGCGCTTCGAGAGAATGCTCCTATTGAAGTAATGGAGGCTTTAGCCAATGTTCTAGGAGTTAATGTCGGCCAATTGAAGGAACTTGGTCGTCAAGGTTTGATTACAACCAGCGTGATGCGGCAAGCCTTTCGAGATTTGAAGATAACCGTTGATCGGGATTTTGCACAAACTTTGCCCACTGTGAGCGAGGCATTTGTCGTTCTTGGAAACAAACTGACGCAATTCTTTGGCGAGAACGAGCGGGTACGCGCGTCAATGAAGGCTTTGGCTGCTGGGATAATCAATGCAGCAAACAATGTTCCTGACTTAATACGAAAGTTGCAAGGTTTGGGTGCAGCAATGCTCGTGATGAAGCTCCAATCGGGTGCCTTAAAAATTTCATTGGTTGGATTGATCACGGCGTTTCGAACTTTGGCTATTGTTACGGGGGCTGCTCTTGTTGGTGGGTTGGTTGCTTATCGAAATGAGTTAAAAGTTACTGAAGACGAAATGGTAACTTTTGCTGACGCGATAAAAACTCACTGGACTTTATTGAAAAAATTTCTTGAAGACATAACTATCGAGACTCCTGCTGAAGATTTATTTTCAAGCGATACTGCCTCTGAGTTTTTTAGGGCAAGTGTTGAACTTGTAAAAAAGTTTACAGTTGCAATGACAATTGGATTCAATAAAGTCTCAAAAGTGTTCGGGAGTGCGTTTGTCGAAGTCGTTCAGGGAATGCAAATTTTATGGTTGAAGTTTGTCAATAATGTCAGAATAGGGGCAGATGAATTAGTTACCAGTTTTCAAATTGTTCGAAATTCAGTTAGAGAATTGTTTGGTGGAGAATCAACTCCCGTCACAGGACTGATAGGAACTGCCTTCGCAGTTGATACTACTAAAGCCGAAATTGGTCGTTTGGAAAGAAACTTAGAAATTTTCAGAAAAAAGACTAAGCAATCAGCCAAAGAAGCGGCTGAAGAAATAAATTTTGAATTTGACTTAGCCTTTAAGTTATTAGAAGGGCAGTATAGAGCGACAGCAGATGCAAGAGTTGCTGCCGAAGAAGCAGCAGCAGAGAAAATACTTAAAGCAAATCAAACCTTGCGTTTGAAAAACAGGCAAAAAGAAATTGAAGATGAGCAGTTTCGACGTGAGAGATTTATTCAAGCCTCAAACGAGAGAATTCAAGATGCAATTGGCAAGAACAAAACTCTTGTTGAAGTTGTTCGCGCAGGGATAGTTGAAGAAGACCGAATCAATCAAATCAGTAATCAAAAGCGACGGGAGTATGAACGAGAAACTTCAAGAGTTCTGAAAGAAGAATGGAACGCTGTTGCAACCTATATCGAGGAACGCACACGTCAAATGGTTGAAGTGGTTCGAAGTCTGCTGACACAAATTTCTAATGCCATTTCTGGAATTTTGAGTTCCCTTGGTTCTATCTTAAGCCAGAACGGATTGCCTCTTAGTGCAGCTTTGTTGGGACCAGGAGGCCCGAGTTTTTTAAGTAAACTCGGCGGAACCGGAGTCGCCGCACAAGGATCAGCTTTTGCTGGATCGTTATTGAACGCTGGTTCCGCAGGTTTGCAAGGAATCCAAAATTATTTTTCACCGATTACAAACATAGTTTCTGATGCTTTTACGTCAGGAATTCAACAAGCCATTCGCTCCCCACAACTGGAAACTCTCGGACCAGAATTGCAACAGACTCTTGAACGGTCGATCAACAAAGATGATCTTGCTGGATCTTTTCGCGCGGCTCAAGTTTCAATTCTACCTCCCGAAACAGCTCAGGGAATTCGAGATGCCCAACTGGGAATTGACAATTTATCAAGTAGTTTGCAAGGTATGTACAACTTGTCGAGATCAAACGGACCCGCGATAGAGAATGCCGTTTGCGGACCTGGAGGATGAGGTGCGGCTTCCGCTGCCGTGTCGCAGTATTCCAATTCTCTCCAAGGCGCTGCTCAAGCCACTCAAGGTTTGAGTAATGCCAGTCAACTTCTTGGTGCGGACTTTGAATCGCTCAGTCCTGAACAACAAGCTGCGAAATGGGCGCAGTACCAGCAATCTGTTTCAAGCACGACCAATGGAGTCAAGCAATACAACGATCAACTTCAAACTGCAAACGCATCGCAAGCGAAGTTCAACGATACGGCGACTCAGGGATTCCGCAACCTCGGCCAAGCGGTTCGTGGGTTCGGTCGAAATGCTCAGGAAATTTTTGCGATCACATTTCGAAACGCGCAGGATGCGCTTATTGAATTTGTCGAAACCGGCAAGTTCGATTTCAAAAAATTCATTCGCGGGATCGCAACTGACCTGTTGAGACTGTTTACCAACCAGCTTTACGGGCAATTGGCTCAAAAATTGTTTGGGGGAGCGGGGATCGGTGGAGGAGGATTTGGAGGAGGATTGTTTGGGGGTGGGGGAGGCTTGTTCGGCGGAGGCTTGTTTAGAAGG